CTGGGTGGCGTTTCCTTTGAACCCCGCTCGGTATTCCAGGGCGCCTAGGCCGGAAAGGATCTGGATCATCTGGCCGCGGCTCATGTTGCCGTACTGGTCCAGCCGGGCGCCCTCCGCTGGAACCACGAACATGCCCGCCGGCAGGATGCCCCGGGCCCGGAGGTTCCGCTCCGACGCCTTGTCCACCCTCGGCCCTCCGAAGACCTGGGGAGCTACCCAGTCCTCCGGCGACTGCCCCTTCGAGGCATGGTCCTTTTCGTCCTTCACCCACAAGGCCGCCTCAAGCCGGCGTGAGGTGGCATGCAGGATGCGGATGGCGTTACGGGTGAACGGTGTCGGCCGGTCGAAGACCTGGTCGATCTCCCCGACCAGGGCCTGATTCGCCTGGTTCGCGGTGTGGTTCAAGGCGTCGGCCAACACTTTGTTCGGCAGGTCGCCACAGAGGACCCGTAGAGAGGCCACCGCATCATCGAGATCTCGGGCGGAGATACTGCCTCTCATCGCTCATCCACTCGCTGACGCTCGATGCAGTCGAGGACTTGGACTGCGCACGCTGTCAACGCAGCCTCAACAGCATCGATCGCCGCGGTTGCATCTTCACCGTTCGCTAGCGGCGGACGGCCGGGGAGCCGACACGGCGTCAGCGGGCACTTGGCCTGCTGCGCGGTAGGCGCTGGGGTCAGTGGTTTCGGGGCGGGCGTACATCCGGCCAAGGCCAGCAGGGATGCCATCACGCAGCCAGTCGCGAACAGCCTGGTCATTCTCTTTCAACTCCCGTAACGCCGCAGCATGGCGCGCGCCCTGGACCTCCAGGGCTTGGCCGAGCTGGCGGGTTTGCCGTTCGATCTCGGCGACGCGGCCGAGTTGGCGTTGCTGTTCAGCGAGGACGCCCGCCTGCAGGTCAATCAGTTGCTGGTTGCGGTCACGCTCTTGCGCCGCGACATCAGCACGCTCCCGCTCTGCGGTCACTTGCAGGCTCAGGCGGTCCATCCGCCACATCATCCCCATCGCAACGAGCGCGACGATCAACCATGGAACCCACCTCATCACACACCCGCCAGCGCTGCGCGCGCCCATTCGAGACGCACCACTCGATCCTCAGCACCGTTGTAGCCGCCGTTGATCTTCAGAGTGATCCGCTCGAATCGGCCTTGGTCAGCCAGGTCGTTTAAACCCCGCGACTTCCACCACCACCCCGCGGCGATTGCTGCCCAGGTCCGTTGCTCCAGCAGTTCCGGTTGCGCTACCAGTGGCAGCGCCAGGGCACGTGCAGCTTCGGTGTAGTTGTCGCGGCCGGTGATCATGATCAGGCCGCGGCCACGGTATCGATACCCATCGCCCGTATCCGGTGAGCCGTTGCCCATCCGGTTTGCGTAGACGCGGTTGGCGATGCGCTCGGGCTGGCGGGCGTACCTTTTCGCCTCGGTCGCCGTGAACCGTTTCGGCCACGTCTTGAGCAGACCCTCGGCGGAGTAGTTCAGGTTCTCGACCAGGCGCTTGAGGCTCTGGCTTTCGTGCCCGACCTGGGCGAGAAACATCGCCACACGCTCGGGCGTGTTGATCTCGAACCGGGCCATGGCGCCGTTGATGTGGTCAATCCAGATGTCGGCAGTAGCAGCACCGCAGCCGGTAGCGCGGTCGAGTTGATCTGCGGTGATCTTCATTCGCCAGACCCTCGACGCGGCAGCTTGATCCCGGCGTAGCGGTCGGCCAGGTCACGGATCTTCTCGACGCCCAGGAAGCCGATCCAGCCACCAATGAAGGTGGCCATGCTCTGCGGCACGCCGAAGAACTCGAAGCCGCTGATGATTGTCAGCGCCAGCCCGCCGCACAGCGCACCCTCCAAGAGAGCCTGCCGGCGAGTGCCGCCGCCGTAGATGATCCTGGCCATAGCCATGGCCCACGACAGCAGGGAGGCGTAGATGATCGGCGCATGCTGGCTCAGCCAGGCGAGCAGAGCCGCCCAAGTGTCGGGTTTGTCAGGCATCTTCATCGTCTCGATTCCCCTCGCCGGGGCGGAAATGAAAAAGCCCAGCTCGAAGGCTGGGCCGGGAATGGGTGCAGGTACGGCCTTTCAAGGGGGCCGCGCGCCCCGCAGCGCAATGCGCCACCTGCAGAAACGAAAAAGCCCAGCTCGAAGGCTGGGCTCTTTATGGTTCAATCTGGCTCAGAAGAAGTGACAGCCGTAGTCCACGTTAGTCGGACTGCGTCTCTTCAGTGTTTGAGTCTTTAGCCTCGCGCATATTTTTCAGCAACGCTTCAGCGTCAGCCCTCGAATACACAACGTCGCTCACCATCACCGTTCCTCGCATGATGGCATAGATTGGATAGTGTCCATCTGTGGAGACAATTTCAGTCTCGGCAATCCAATAGCAGCTCACTCTGCCTCCCTGTCGATCCACCTAGACTATTCGTCAAAGGTTAAAACCCGGCCGAAGCCGGGGACAAAAGGAGTGCTTTCAGCTCAAGCCACCAGAAGGAGATGGGGACCGCGAACCGATGGCTTGAAGTGTTGGCAAGCCGATGATGGCAATTTGTCGCAGCATGGACAACCCGTCAATTCCGGCCATTTCATAAAAAACGGAACTGCGTCACCTATCAGAATAGACAGTCAGATCCCTTGAAACAAAACCCCGCTCGATGGCGGGGCTCTGGAATAGGTGCGGGTGGATAGGGGCCACTACCCCGTGCGCATCCTGCGCTCCACCTGCATTGATTGGTTATCGTCCTCGGACAGACTCCAGCATCGACCTCATCTCTTCGATGATCTCTAGGTGCACCGCGTCTGCCACTGCCTCAGCCTCCTCCTCGGAGTACAAGAAATCGCTCCGTAGCGTCAGGCCATGCATGACCACAAAACAGGCCTCATGGCCGGCATCGCGTATGGACCAAGGCAGCGCGTCACCCTCAAGCTTCACGACCTTGATGTCTGGACTTCTCATTGGACCACCTCTCGGCTTCAAGATGGTCATTATCGCAAAGGGTGAAGGCCTTGTAGGTCGGTAACCCGTCACTTTGCTTACAGCCCGATGTGGCAGGTGAGACTGCCGTCTACCGAGTTTCTGGCCATCGAATGAAAAACCCCGGCACTAGACCGGGGCTACCACCTGATCTACAGCAAAGTCACATGCGGAGGCATTGGCATGCAACTTTCGATCAGCGGCTCACTGATTTTGTCACTGAATCCACAGATATGCAAAACCCGGCGCAAGGGCCGGGTTTCGGTGCTGATCTAGCTTAGCGCGCACGGATCAACAGATGTGGGTAAATTACGCCCATTTGCTCACAAACGTCAAGGCTCATCTTGCGGGCCGCCAGCACGCCGATGATGAAAGTAGAGGTATAGGAGCCCTATCGGCGCAATGAAAATAGCAAAAGACCAGCATATCGCCATCGTCATCAACTTGGCAAATAGCAGAAAGATCGCCGGCACATAAAAGATATTCTCGCCGAGCAGGAAACCTATGACACTTTCATAGACGAAGCGAGAGTATGGGTATAGCCATGTACAAACCAGAGAAAGCACAAGATGATCAACCTTCATTCCTTTCTGGCTAGATATACTTAAAAAAACTATCAACGCTAGAAATAGCGAGCCAAAGAATAACTGCCTAAAGTAGTATTTCGCCGAAAGTCCTCCAAAGGTCATCCGAAAGAAATTTTGCATGTTGCGGTCCTTACTCTGATCGTCCTAATGCCTGGGTCTACAGGCTAGCGTTTCTCCAAGAGGTCAGGAGCAGAAAACACACTCCGCTCCTAGCCATCTAACTACGCTACTTCAAGCAGCTTTTCGCGATCAAGTATCTCGGTCACATGCACCAGAGCCTCCTCCGCAAGCAGATCGAGTTGCTTGCGGATCTCGCGGCGCCACCTGTTGCGGGTCGAGTCAGGACGAGCTTCGGTATCCCACTGGTTCATGTCGTAATACTCATCGGACAGGATCAGCACATCGGTGGAGCGCTTCCCCTCCTTCCCCTTCATCTTCGGAATTGCCCAGGCGGAGACGGCCCTGGTCAAGAACAAGTGCGGCGCCGGGGTCTGGATGCGCGGAACCAGGCGTCCAATCGCCTGGAGACGACGACCGTTGTTCGTCGAGTAGCGAGCGTGCAGCACGTCCCACTCGGCCGGCGAAAGCTCCCGGTGCAGTAGGGCGTGCAGGATGCAATCGAACTCGAACTGGTCCTGAGCAGAAAGCAGTGCCCGAAAGCCGCCATCGACCTTTCGGTCGATAAGCCTCTGCCAGCTCTGCTTCGCCGTGTTGTCGATGGCATCGGCCGCCAGGACGCGAACGATCGCCGGCATCACATCGCGGTAGATCCCAGTCATGCAGCCCCCTTCGGCGTGCCGTTCAAGCCAAACAGATCGCGCAGCAGCGTTTCCACCGCCGCGCCCTTCGCATTGCCGTCCAGCAACCAGAGCCGGCCGTAGTCGTGAAAGCCCAGAGTGCCGCGGTCACCGTGCCAGTTGGCGATCATGACCAACAGCGCAGCCAAGGCAGCAGCACCGCCCACCTTGACCTGCGCCAGTTCCTGGCCGGCCACCTTGAGAAACTCCCGCTCCAGCCTGGTCATGACCTTGCGGGGTGCCATCGGTTGTACGTTGCTCATGCGGCCTTCCCCTTTTTCTTGCCGTGCTTGTTGGCGAAGTAGCTACGCCCCATCTCGACCTCCTCTTGGCTCATCTCGCGTGAGCCGGCGAAGTTGACGAATCGTCCGTACATGCCCTGCTGCTGGAGCAGGCACATGCCCGGCGGCGCGTGTCGGCACTTGGTCATCAGGATCT